CAATTATTGGAGGTGTATCATGAGTGTCGAACTGTCTGGTTATTTTATTAACGAGCAATTCCACCCTGATGGATGTACCTGTCACGTTTGTGACGAGATACGTCTCATTACATCCTCCTCAATTGATAAGACTAAGGGAAACTTTTCTGGTATTTACCAGGACGTTGGCGACGTAACCGCTTCGCTCGTCGGGGGATTAGAGCACCCCTGTGCTTGTGATAGGACGTCTTATGAGTCGGACTGATGTAAATTCGTCCAGCTCCTTGGATGTGTGCTATACCTTTCGGTATGGCTCATACTCTAAGACGGGTGTCCCTGGAGGTACGATCACGCAGTATTACTGCGGGAGTCAATTTTCAGGTTCGCCGTATAAGACCCGCACTACTGTTCGCAGTGGTGTTACAACTGCTGGATACGGGAAGCCCCGTAGGCGTTCGGTCTTGCCCTATAATCCTTTCTCTTTCTCTGAGACCTCCTATAATCCCGTAATGGGTACTCGACGTTACGTCAGTACTAAATACGCGGACGGTAGTTGGTCTTGGAATGAGAGTACGGGAGGTTTAGAGTCAGACTTTCATCGCGCTATTCAGACCTCAGCCTTATGGCTGTATCCGAATCTTGCCGCTTTGAAAACGCAAACTTTGAACCGAGCTAACACTAAATGCCTTAGTAATATCAAGGCTAATAGTGCGAACTTCGCTCTTATGTTTGCCGAACGACAGAAAACTGTCGATCTCGTCGCACAGACTGCTAAGCGCTTAGCTAACGCTATGCTTGCTTTGCGTCGTGGACGACTTGACCAGTTTGCTGACCAAATACCTGGATTAGTCACCAAGTATTCTCAGAAGGCTTACGCCAAGAAACATCGGCGTAATCCGTCTAAGGCAGCTGCTCAAACTTGGCTCGAGCATCGCTATGGCTGGATGCCCCTGCTCATGGATATCGACGATTCTTGTCGATTCCTTGCGCAAGGGCTTTCTTCTCCAGTTTATGGCTATGCTGAGGGCTCCGCCCATTGGGAGGAGTCCGCTGAGTACAAGTTCTATGTCGGTGAAGGGTATCGTTTTCATCAGCGCGAAACGCTTAAAATTAACTGTAAAGTCAAGATTAGGTATTCCGCATCTGCTGAATCTCTCGCTGCACTTGCTCGGACTGGTATTACCAATCCGATGGGTTTAGCTTGGGAGCTGTTACCCTTCTCTTTCGTAGTCGACTGGTTCCTCCCTGTGGGTCAATGGTTAGATACCTTTGACGCTACCCTCGGCGTGTCCTTTGCCGATGGTTTTGCAACCACTTACACGAAAAGTGAAAGTGCTTGCTTTGGGGATGGAGCTTCAACAAGTTCCGTCAACGGCGGAAGTCTGTCAGTCTCAGGGTCTGGCTCTCGTCAGGCGGTTAGCGTCACTAGGGCGAAACTTGCAAGTTTCCCTTCGTCCGCTTTCCCGTCTTTCAAGGACCCGACCTCTGTAACACACATGATTTCCGCCCTCGCACTTCTGCGAACGGCATTCAAATAACTTCAAAAGGAGTATTACATGGCCATTATGGCAAATGTAACCCTGGCTGATGGCCAGGCAACCCCCGTTAATCACATCTTTGGCCCGCAGGGTACCAAAGATGGGATTGCAACCTACTACGATCGCTCCGGTGGCATTGCTATCGGGTACCCGCGTGTCACGTTCAAACTGGACGAGGCAACTGCGAGTCGCCCGAACAACAAGCTCACCTTGCGCGTAGTGCGTCCTGTTCTGGAAGTCACAGCGCCATCTACTGCTACCGGGATTCAGCCAGCTCCAACGCTGGCCTACAACTTGGTTGCGGACGTGACGTTTGTGTTGCCGCAGCGTTCCACTCTTGCAGAGCGGAATGATATCCTGGCTTACGCCAAGAATCTTCTCGCTAACGGCATCGTTACCTCGGCTGTTCAAAACTACGAACAAGTCTGGTAATTAACTTCCTCAGGAGATCTTTATGAGCAACAAAAGATCATTACTAGCTAAAGAATTAGCTAGGTTTCGCACTCGTAGTAGTACAACTACGGATCTAGTCCTCGGATTCTACGAATCCCTTGACACACCACTTTCTCTTTCTTGCTATATGCTCTTCAAATACGATGAGCATCGCCAGTTAGTCGATAAGGACGTAAATCCCCTCGATTATGAGAATGTTGATGACTTTCGACGAGATCTTTCGGCTGTCAGCTTTTTAAGTAAGGCTGACTTCCTTAATGTCAATGTCGATCGTCGTGCCGTCGCTCTTGAAAAATTCTTCAAGGCCGAAGCACAGTGTCTTGAGACAAACGAACGTCTCCTTGAAGCTCGGAGAACCGGTCAATACCCAGACCGGTTCGGGTCATTACTTCTCGTAATGACTCGCCAAATCTCTGAGCTCCTTGGGGATTGTCGAATGTCTGACGTGCTAGATTACTGCGGTTGGGGTCCGGGCGCTACTTTCCACCTTCGTGGGAATGACACGTCCGGTTCTAACAAATTCCTCAGGGAAAGAGGAATAACGCATGACCTGTACCCCCTGCACGCGGAGATTCTTTCTTACGCGTGGCCTACGTGGGCGTTCCACAACTCAGACCCTGAGTTATGGTTCACTCGTGTGGCAGGAGGACACCTAACGACTGTTCCTAAGAACGCTAAGACTGATCGAGTTATCGCCATCGAACCTGGTATTAATACCTGGTATCAGAAGGGCGTCGGCCATGTCCTGCGTTCTAGGCTCAAGCGCTGGGGTATAAATTTGAATGACCAGTCACGCAACCAAAGATTGGCTTGCGAGGGTTCTAAGCACTCGTATCTGGCGACAGTTGATTTTTCGGCTGCCTCAGATACGATCTCGCTTGAACTCGTCAGAGAGCTCTTACCACCTCGGTGGTTCGCGCTCCTTGACGCTTGTCGTTCAAAGAGTGTTCACGTCCAAGATAGCAACTGTTCGAAGCCTATTTACCTCTCGAAGTTCTCTTCGATGGGCAACGGTTTCACATTTGAACTCGAAACACTGATCTTCTGCGCAGCCGCTAAAAGCGTCTGTCAGGAACTCGGTATTACGGATTCAGATGTCAGCGTGTACGGTGATGATGTAATCATCCCGTTTGCTGCTATTCCCTTGTTCAGAGAGTTCTGCGGCTATATTGGTTTTTCTCTTAATACTGAGAAAACCCATTCACTCGGTTATTACCGGGAGAGCTGCGGAGCCCACTTCTTTAAGGGTGTGGACGTTAAGCCAATTTTCTTAAAAGAAAGGGTTACTAATGTTGAAGCAGTTTATAAGCTGGCTAACAATATCCGGCGCCTGGCTCATCGCTACAATTCTCATTGTGGCTGTGATGGCAGGTTCCTGGATGTTTGGAAGCTTGCTTTTGACAGCGTACCGAATAAATTTCGGTTCTTGATCTCCGAAGGTTTCGGAGATGGCGGGTTCATCAGTAATTTCGATGAATCCCGCCCTGTCTTGATAAGGAATAACCCTCGCACTTTCGGGTGGGAGGGCTTTTCTTGTCGAACTGCTCAACGAGTAGGTATTACTTACTCTAGTAACCATGTCGGCCTACTTCTAGACCGGCTAAGGCTTATGCCGTTCAATGCTTCACCAGCAGAGAATAGCGTGAACAACGGAGGTTCCCTGATCCTGCATGGCAATTCGATTCCTTTTAGGAATCGGTCCCGTGTACGTATTGGTGAACTTATCGTTCCAAAGTGGTACAACCTTGGTGCGTGGATTTAGCACTTAAGGTGGACCCCCGGGTCCGTCACAGCTTATAATCTGTGAAAACCGGGTGGTTGGGACTTTCCCATAATAGGGATCTTGCG